AGGGAGTTCCCTTGCTATAACAGGGTTCTTACCAGTTAATGTCTATGCTCAGACAGACGTTGGTGGTGTATCAGCGACTGCTAGCCCTATCGCCAACTCTTCTGGCTCAGTCACCAACCAGGCAATTCAAGTTTTACAAGGTCCATACATAACAAATACTTATGGTGGAGGGGTACAATGTCAAGGACCGACCCTCAATATCACACCATACGTCACAAGAACGATGTCATGGCAGGATCCGTTTGAGGAAATCTATCAAGATCCAGTCTACAACAACGTTGATGCCAATGACGATGGTGTTCCTGATAATCCAGGAGAAGTATTGTACTACGTTCCTACTAGAACTGGTCAGAAGGATTCCCATAACTGGTCAGTAGGTGTATCAGCAACTATATCTCACCCATTAGATAAAAAATTACAAGCACAATGTAAGGAAGCAGCAGCTGCAAACATCGCTGCTGTGAACCAAGCGACTGCTAACAAACGTTTAGATTTTGAAATCGCAAGACTTAAAAATTGTGGTGAATTGATGAAAGCTGGAATAATTTTCCACCCCAAATCACCCTATGCATCTGTATGTGCCGATGTGGTCCTTGTAAATCCACCTGGAGTTGTAGCACAGCACTCACATACTATAGAAAAAGGTTCTTTAACTCCTAGACCAAATGGAACTGCTGAAAATCTAGGAACATTCTCTATTGGTGAACCTACTTCTTCTTCTTCTTCGGTTTCTTCAGAGGAGGTAACCCCTTCTTCAAACGATACTGATCAGCAATTACCTCCGAGCGACTCGGCTTCGCAGGAGTCTTCCCAAGTAGAGTCTGGACTTTCGTTAACAACTTCTTCACCACAGGCTTCACTACCTTCAGAAGCAAATCCGCTAGGGGTTTTGCAAGTAGGGCAGATGTCGTTGCAGCAGCAGCAATCCCTGCCGTAGTAGTTACAACTTGAGCAGAGGGTAAATATTTTTCAACTACAGTTAATGGTTCATATAGAGTCACGCAGATCTTTTCTGTAGGGTTAGCAGGATCTATTTGTAACTCAAAGGCAGATACTGCCTCATCTCCACTCTGAGACACATCACCTATTCTAGGAGCATTAGGTGGTGGGCAGGGTGGATCTTCTTTTGTATCAGTCTTAGGTATTGCTGGTGCTGCAACTTCAGGTGCAGGTGGTACTTCACTATTAGGTATTGCTGGTACAGGTGTTTCTCTTATAATTGTTAACTGTTCAGGTTCATAATCCATAGCATTAAAACTTGGAGTTCCTGCATCACAGTAAACTCTAACACCTTTAGGATCATTTTTTGTCAGACTACCACCCTTACCATCATCCTCAGTATGTGCTTCTACACATCCTGGCATATCCACAATAGGTTTACCAATAACACTTGTTACTGGAACTACTGGAGGATTTGCAGTAGGATTTAATATCCAAGTAGCAGGATCTACTACGTTAACCTCCCTAACACCTGCATTGGTAAGGTTAGTAACATTTATAGGTTGGATATTTATATCAATCTGATTGATACCAATTTCAGGTATCTCAGCCATTAGAAAGGACGAGCTGCTGTATCAGGACTTAAAGGTGCTGCGGGAGCATCCATCATAACACCGCCTGTTGAGGAGGGTACACTAGGAATTTCTGGTAGAGAAGAGTCCACCAATCCTGGAAGTGCTCCACTGACTGCCTCCATAACCTGAGATTTAACGCCATCAACGATGGATGCGCGATTAAGAAATAGAAATAGCCCACCGCCGACAACGGCAACAGATACAGCACCAGACGCAAGAGCAATGATGTTGACAATTTTCTGCATGGTAATTTTTTAACTAATAATATATATCAAACTTGAGATGGAGGTTTATTATCCCTCGCTTCATGCAACATATCATTAACAACACGATTTGCTTTAGCCAACTTCTCAATCCAGATCATATCCTCTAGTGGTATCTCCAGACCATTTCTAATGTAATAACATATAGTCTGTGCTCTTTTTCTATACTCAGTACTTAACATACCTCACCTATTACCCAAGACTTAATACCATTAGATTCCCAAATGATCTTACGAGTGTCATACTCTACATCTGCTGGAACTACTACACAGAAACCTATACCCATGTTAAAGACGTTTCTCATCTCCTCATCAGGAAGTCTGTATGCTTTACCTTCAGGACCACAACCAGCATTCTGAATCTTATCAAAGATAGGAGGTATATCCCATGAAGTATAATCTACATGAACATCAAGACCTTCTGGTAAACAACGTGGTAAATTACCTGGTATACCACCACCTGTTATATGTGCCATACCAACAATAGGAACCTCATCTAATAATTCCTGTATCATCATATGATATATTCTTGTAGGTTCTATTAGTTCAGGAGTATCAGCTGCCTTTATATGATGATGGAATAGCATTTGGTTAATCATACTATAACCATTACTATGAATACCACTGCTGGCAATACCAATTACCTTATCACCCTTCCTTATTAAATTTCCATTGATAATCTCAGTCTCTTCTACAATACCTGTACAGAACCCTGCAAGGTCAAACTTACCGTGACTATACATACGTGGCATTTCTGCTGTTTCTCCTCCTAGGAGGGCACACTGTGCCTCATGACACCCATCACCTATACCAAATACAATCTGTTTAAGAACATCCTTATCTAATTTACCAGTGGCAATATAGTCTAAGAAATATAATGGTTTAGCACCACAGGTAATAACATCATTCACGCACATTGCTACTAGATCTCTACCTAGACAATGCCATGCTTCATCAGTTCCAAAAACTTGTCCTACATTAATTTTCGTACCAACTCCATCAGTACCTGAAACTAATACAGGTCTTTCATATCCTTCTGGGACTCTCATCATCCCATTAAAACCACCAAATCCACCCAAAACTTGTGGAGTATGAGTGGACTTAACCTTTTCAGATATGAGTTCTACAAATCGTTGACCTGCTTCTATGTCAACTCCGCAATCCTTGTAGTTCATTCGTTGTAGGTATGTCAAATAGTACTGTATCTATATAGTTGCTTGCCCAATCCTTATCAAATAAGTGTTCTAAAATACCACGAGTCTTATCATTCTTCTTTTGACTTTCACAATACCATACCTGATCATCAAGTCTCTTCATAGTATTGACCCAGTTAGGATCTGGTTTAGATTCTAATACAGCACGACGAAACGTACCAAGATAATGTAAGACCACACAATAGAAATTTGCCATGTCTATATCCTCACTCAAACGTGTGAACTTACAGTAAGGTGAGAAGATACTATCACCCCATAAAGGAAGTGGTCTTCTCTCTTTAAAATTAAAATTATTACTAACCTCTCTTATCTCATCCCAATCATCAAAACCTGTTACAGGTGACACATCAACAATAGCAGCAGTAACTACCTTACCTGTAGAAACTATATCACATCCAAATATAGGTAGATTGTACCGTGGATCAGGATAGAATATTGAATGTAGTATCTTTAATCCCTTTAGATCTGCTAACTCAAGATGCATCTTCCTTAATGCAGGACACTTCCACATCTTATTTGTTATGTTTAGATCGTCTCTCTTTACTTCAGGGATAGGACTCTCTAATGGTTCCACATCAGGAAAACTCTCCATCATCTGTATGATTAATGAAGATAGATCTTCTACTAAGTCACGCATAACTAAAAAAGAACTCCTTAATTAGTTGCTCGGACTCTTCCTTACCGAAAGCACTTCCTAGATATCCTGAGATAGGATCTAACCTTATCATATATGA